TCAGAGTTTCCTTAGACGAATGACAAATTGGATTTGTGAACTGGATACTCGAGGAAAAGCCGTGCGCGTAACACTTTTAAATCTGCCTTGCCCATCGAGCACACCAATCGCAATAGCGGGCTGATTCTGTTCATCGATTAGATTGGAATTGGTTTCGGACAAACCGAGGTACTTCGCAAACTCTTTGCGCAAAGTCAAAGCGGTACCACGTAAGCTTTTAAGATCCTGGTCATCATCTTCCAAGGACTTTCGATATGCGTTGGCGATTTCTCAAAATTTCGTCATCGTCTTGCTCCGCGATTTGAGCAATCACAATGCCACACATGGGCACCACATCCAACAAAAAGCCCAGCGTTTGACCGGACTAAATCATGAGTGGTGCCGCGCTGGTACAGCTGAACACCGTGCAATGAAAACAGGTGTTTATCAGGCCTGAAAGAACTTTCTACGCAGCTGCGCAAAAATCTCCCAAAGCACCGTCAACCCCTGCCACCCCTTGGCGGATTATTTCGCGCGCGGACCGCTCCGACATCTTGTGAGACTCAGCGATTCGGACCATCGTCCACTTGAAGCCGAAGTACCACCAGATGAAGTCGCCCATCTGCTGGTTGCGCGCGATCAGCCTTGCGATAGCTGCATCAACAAGCATTGCAGTGTCGTCGGTGATGACATAACTCGTTGCAGTTGGCTCTGGTGCGCACTGGTTCATCAACGCTGCCAGCGGGGAGACATAGCGCGGTACGCCCATGCTAGACATCCGCCAGGAGCCCCAGTTTTCCAGCAGGTATTCGGTATCGCCCAACGGCTTGTCGACATATGTACGTTTTTTCACGGTCAATCCCCTGTGTAATTCGACCCACCGGCACCGCGGCGGTTGTTCTGGTTATAAATCGCGGCAGGCCCAGTCATCTGGGCCGGGCGCTTCAATTGTTCGATCTGTCGGTTAGCGGCCTGCAGGCGCATGCTCAGCTGCGTCACCAGCACTTCCAGCGGCAGCGCTTCACCTGTCTCGGCGGCGACCCAGCCCGAGGCGTTGCACTGCACGCAGGCCAGATCGTGGAAAACACCCTTGATCACTGCACGGCCTCGGCAGGCCTGGCACTGGGTCAGGTCAAGTTGGGCTGCGCGGAAAGATGGCCCGTGACTCTTCTTCACTGATCAGCCTCCGGCGCTATAGCCCTCAATGCCACCCAAAGGTTTTCGCCGTGGACTGGATTGCCGTGCTTGTCCATAGCGCCAATCCGCAAGGGGGCCGAATAACGGCGGCCGCTGCATTCATAAATCGGGCTACTGTCGGCCGCGCTCTCACCCTCAACCAGCGTGGCGACCTGGCCTGTAAACAACACGTTTGCGATTAATTCGGCCATTTTTAAACCTCGCCTTTTATGGATTCGTGATCGCGCTGGAAGCCGCGCCGGTACTGGCCTCGACGGCATTCTGCGAATTTTCGTTTCTAGTCAGGGTCGAGCGGTGAATGCGGCTAAAGCCTTTCCCGTCTAACCATTCGTGCCACTTGTTCAGCGCCTCACGCTTGAGCAGTTCAGCCGAAGTGTGGATATAGGTCTGCACATTGCGGGTCAGCGTGTGGTTCACCAGCATCTCGCCGATCAGGAAGTCGACGCCCAGATCAGTCCACCCTGTCCGGGCCACTTTGCGCAGGTCGTGGCTCGTCCACTCGCCCTTGCCCAGGCGAGCGAATACGGCACATGCCTGGCTGTCGCTGATCGGCCCACGGTTGCGAGCCGGGAACATGTAGGCACCCTTGTAGCCCTTCGACGACTGCCAGTCCCGATACCGCTCCAGCAGCGCGCAGGCTTGATGGGTCAGCGGTAGCCGATGCTCACAGCGGGTCTTGGTGTTCTCGGCAGGAATGAACCACTCGCCCTGCTCACCCAGCGTGAGATGCGACCATCGGGCCTGCCTTGTCTCGCCAGCACGCGTGCCGTGACACAGCATCATCATGGCCAGCATGCAGTACTGCGGGTGCTGGTCGAATCCAGCAGCAAGCTCACCAAGCACCTCTTCCAGCTGAACGGCCCGCAGGCGCGATGGTTTCGGCAGGATGCGGGCCTTGGTGAAGTCGGTGAACTTGAAACCGGCGACTGGGTTCTGGGCGATCAGACGCAGCTTTTCGGCCTGCCGGAATGCGACCACCAGCACGCCCCACATCAGACGCACGTAAGAAAGCGACATTTCGGCCTGCATGGGCCACATAACCAGCTTGTCCAAGGTGGACCGGTCCACATCCGCAATGAGCAGTTCGGACAGTCGCGGCTTGAGGTGGCAGGTGATGATCGAGGTGTTGGTAGCCCGGCGCTTTGCCGAAAGACTTCGCTCGGTGGACTGCCGAACCATGAACCACTCCAGCAGCTGGCCAACGGTCTGCAAGGTGCCAGCAGCTGCCGACGCCTTCGGGTCAGTCGCAAGCCGCTCCCGGATCTTCGGCAGGGCGTTGATCAGCCCTTTCACCGGTAGCTCTGGGAAACCGGCGATCTTCTCCCACTTCTTGCCCACGACCAAGTGCCAGGTGCCGCGCTCACGACTTTTATGAAACCGGAAGTAAACGCCCGGATAACGAGCATCGCGCAGGTCGCGCACGTCTGAATTCGCTGCCTGACGGCGGATTTCCGCATCAGAGAACGAAGTAAGCAGGGTCTGGCTCATGCGGCCACCACAGTCTTAGGAAGTCGGAGGTATGCACGGATCTGCTCCATCGCGTCGAAGTGACCACGGCAGACGATCGCCAGATAGCCTTGCAGGTTGAGCTGACGTATCCACTCGTATTGGCTGCCATAGACAGCGGCATCGTTCGGCGGCGTGGCCTTGAATTCGATGTACAAGCCGAAGTACCCGCCGCAGGCCATCGGCAGCACCAGATCGGGCACACCGGCGCGCACGCCCTGCTCTTTCAGCCTGACCGCCACCTGCTTGTGCCGAGGGAACGTGGTAGATCAGAGCCGCCACCAAGGGCATACGCAGCTTGAGTTCGTGCATCAATGCCGCCTGCTCCAGGCCCTCACGGTCGACAGGCTTGGCGCGGGTTCGCTTAGGTTTGAACAACGTCATTTCGGCGGGCTTCACGGCGACACCTTCCCTTCGCGAATCAGCGCGTCCTGGGTACGCATTACCCCCTCGGCGTGGAACAGGCG